CTTAAAGTCTTTATAAGCAACATTAATTGAAGATTTATCTGCTGATGTATATTTCGCTCCGATATCTTTCATCTTTTCAGAAATAACACGCATATTGAACCATTCAATGATGGAAGGATCAAAAGATCCCACATTATCATCCCCACCAACTAACAAAGTAACCAGTTGGTGAAAATCTCTAGAATTGGTTTCAGGATGATGCGTAGCATAAAAACAATATCTAAATGCTAACATATTGTACAAATCATTCAATGTTGTAGTTAAGAAATTGCCAGAGGGATTAACTCCAACAGTTTCAAAAACTACATTGTGGTTTATGCGCCGGGAATACAGAGTCTCCCTCCGAAGGGCTTTACGGATTACCACATCATTTGCACTTGGATTGGGATAAAACGAATCAAGGATGTCAAACACTTTCTCCGACAACTCTATCTTTTGATTAACATCAAAACCTGAGTAATCCCCATCAAAGCAACACAAATGAGTCTCTGTGCCAGACGAGATTTCGTGAGACAATATTTTACGAGCCATATGATCCCATTCAGACGAATAAACATTAACTCCACAAGTCGTGGAGTTCTCTATTCGGTTCCTTCTGAGAGTTTCAATTGCTGTAAAATAATACATCTTACATAAGACTATCAAAGTAATAGGAGCTCCTGAAAATATTCTAGTGGCTCCGGCTTTGACTTTCTCTAATGGTCTTCTTTCATCTTTCAGATTCTCTGTAAAAACAACTAAAGGTCTTTCACCTTGAATCCAAAGATTTACTAGTTCGTTACACTCATCTGATAGAATTTTATATTCATCAGTTAAAACATTACCAGTATTGTCTCCCAAAAGACCCTTCTTCAAATTCGGATACCACTTGTTGAATGGGAAACCCGGTGAGGAAGAAGTCTTGAGGGACTCGAGTCCTTCTACAGAAGGATTTCCAAAAATTGCTTCCTCCAAAGTAAGAACTCTGGGCTCTACAATTTCTTGGTTATGGGTTTCTAAAAATCTAAT